CTTCTAATAAGTTAGGCTTGATAGAGAACCCACCCCCTTTATATCACACCCCCTTTAATCTTGAACAAAAATTTAAAATAAAAAAGCACAACAAAGCTACAAATTTGTTTTGTAACGATTGCTATGCTATACTATCATATACTATATACTACTACTATACTATTCTTCTTTATCTTCTCCCATTATTTCTTCTTTCTTATCAGTTAAGAACTTATACAAATGACTAACAACTACTGCTAAGTATACAGTTCCAATAAGTGTTATCAGTTCATCACTAATCATACCTTTGAACACTGTCATACCTGCAACATAAACAGATAGGACAATTAACTCTACTGCTATTCTTTTTCTAACACTAGGCTTTAAAGTACCAGTATCAATGAACTCCAGTATTAAACTAAGTACCTGCATAAATACAACTAGACCTATTTCTTTCAATGTTTCAATCACTACCTTTCTTCTCCTCTATTATTAGTTTTCTATTTCGTATGTTTGTAATGTACCAGTATAACAATATCCGCCATATAACCATTTACTGTTAGGAACTGAATCAAAAAATGTGGCTTGCCAACGTTTAGGAACGTATGAACTATAATTATCATCTCTGACTTTGTATAAGGTCATATAGTTCCCTTTAGCTTTACATTGTAAGTAGTCTATTCCGTTTGGTTTAGGGTTGTATATGATAGTATTATTCCAATTCACATTATCAGGTATTTGTTTAATGTCCTGATAGTATTTGATTGTAGGGTTGACAATTTGTGCAAAGTTCTCAACTTCTGCTTTACATTCAAACTCTTGTGTAACTGGGTTGAAGCCTCTTGTTTCAAACCCTTTATGTATATTGACTTTAAACGCTGAACAAAAAGCATAATCTTCGCTATAATAAAAACCAAAGTTAGCTGACACTTCGCGCATTCCTTGTTTGCCCTCGTAGAAAGTCCAATCATAATATTCATCTTCGTGCAATCTGAAATCAGTCCCCAACAGTTCAGAACCCTCGAACATCATAATATTTTTTACTTTCCATGAGCTGTTTTTTTTAGCTCTCCAACGTATTGTTCGTTTACTCAAGTCAGTTATAGGACTTTTACAAGTGAACACAATTGTACACCTATGCCATGAAACATCTTCTGAATCAATGAACTCGTTCCAACTAACAAAACCGTCCGCCCTTGTTGAATGCAAAGAACCATTTACGTAGAACGGTTTACTTGTGTCTATAAAAGTCCAGTCCCCTGTTCCTGCTCCTATGAAGTTTTGTATATCTCCTTTTATAGAAGAAGTTGTTCGCTTCATATCCCATTGTAAAGTGTAAGTTTTGCCTGCTTGTAAAAAAGATAATTGATTTCCGATAACATAGTCATCTTCATTTTTAGTATCAGGACACTTAAAATTATAATACCCACTTTCATAAGCACCATAATCAAAAATATCTCCGCTATCTCCAAAAGTTTGCCATACAACACCGCCTGAACTAGTAAAGTAATCTTTAGTCCACAAGTCTCTACCTTGCGTGTTAGGGTCAACAAATACCCAACCACCTTTGAGCAAGTTTTTATACCCTCCACGTTTCATTGTAGGTGCTTGCATAGTTTCTTTGAACATTTCCCAATAATCAGCTTTAGGAATGTTAAACTCGATTTCACGACGACCCAAGCCTATAAGGTCTAATGGGTTGTTTATATGTACTGTTTTACCGTTTATTGTACTATCCATTGTGTAGCCCTCTCATTCCGTAACCGTCAATTATAAACTCTTTACCGCTATAATTCAACTGTGTTGTTCCGTCTGTCCAACCTGTAATATTATTATTAATTTCGCACTTCATTAATGCCCCTGCTTGAACCATTGTAATTTGTTTAGTTTGTGGACTTACACGCATACCTGTTTTAGTAACGTTCCATTTTTTAACCATTTCTGAACCTTTTAGCATGTAAACATTACTCAATACTTTAACTCTATATATTTTCATGTTTACGTCTATGTAACCCTCTGTGTACATCTCTCCACTTTTATAACTTTGCAAAGGGTCAGCATAAAACATTACACAAAAGTCCATTTCTTCGTCATAATATAAGCCCATATAAACAGCTTTATTACTAAAGAAATCAATATACTGTTTTTTGCTCAATGCTACCTGTATATTACTATTGCTAAAATTAATAAGCTCTATAGGGTTGTGTATTAACAACTCCTCAAAATTTAACCATGAAATCATTTATATACCCTTTCTATTGTGCATAAACCAGTCATAAAATCAACCGAACGAACTCCACATTCCCCATAAGTTAAGTTACTTACGTTCGCTTTTTGTCCCCACCAAAATAGTTTGGTATTGTAAGCAGTTGCGTACATTTGAGGGTTAAACTTAACTTCGTTATACTTGATAACTGGAAACAATTCTTCTACTCCTAGTGTTATCGGTCTAGCGTTGTTAGGAAAATCATTATAACCTTTATCTGTCATGATAACATTACCTTTCAATTCTCCGTTTTTTGGTATAATACCCCACGCACTAGCCAATGCCGTGTCACTTCCCGGAATCGTAAATTCTCCACTTTTGCTCCATGTTCCGTTGCTTTGTTGTTGGAACAACCATGCCTTTTTAGTGTTATAGTTAGCAAAAAGAATCTGTGTTGGTACTGGTCTAGTTCTTGAGTTTTCATATTCTCTAAACCAATCTTCTACAGTTCGTTCAGTTCTAAGGTTACCTTTAGCCCAAATCGAGGTAGCACTAGACACACCTTTCAACTTTTGCGAATCTGTTTCATTTAGTTTTGGTTTATAAGGTGCTAAAACGACACCAGTAGGGAAAGCCACGCTTCCAGTCCATTCATTCATAGAACTATAACTTGTTTTTTCACTAACCCTACAATTCTCGATGTTATAACTTGCACGCATTTCACTAACGTAGCTATTAAAGTCCCAACTAGACCAATAAGAACCCATGTTATAGCCTGTGTTAATCATTGCTGAACGAAGTAGCTCATCTACTCTGTAACGTTTATCTGCTTGTTGGTAATAATAACCCTCTATGATGTTACTTGCCATTTCTCCGAAAGTACAATCTATTGCTGTATTTGCGTCAGTAACGTATAATGGTTCTTGGTTATCTACCCAAGCCTTTGTGTCGCTGTCAAAAGTTTGTCGCTTGTCTGTGAACTGTTCAGGATAAATGACGTTACCAGTTAAATCAAATACACCCTTGTCTCCATTTAAAACATGAAATTTGAGTGTTCTACCTGCTTCGGTGTCATAAGTATCAGAATCAATTCCAATTAATACACGCTGACCTAATGGACGACTATAACACCAAACAGCTTCTTGTTTGCAAATTCCTCTTTCCTCTAAGTAAAAGAGTTCTTTATCAGTTTTAGAACCTACCCAAGTATAAACTTTATAATCAACGCTTTGTGGTGGTGTACCCTCATAAGTCCCTGTAAATGGCGGCGTTCCGTCGTCTGTGTTGGTTTTTCGATAGCCATTAAATTCATCTCTATCCTCAACAAACGGAGTGACCTCTCCACCTTGTTCAATTTTAGGCAAATACACTTCAAATTGTACAAAATCGCTTGTTTGTGCCACTTCAAAAGCTATACCAAACTTTTCAACCGTTTCCGTACTAGGTAGCGTGTAAATTTCTTTTACATCTAAGTATTGATTAGGTTGAACTTGGTATGTACCTACAAGCTCATTTTTAGTACCGTATAGCAATTTTAAACTCACCTCTAGTACATTTATACCTGAATTGTACAAAGTGCCTGACAAGCCATATTTTTGCCCTTGTGTGAGGTTAGGTGTTATAAAGTTAGGGTATAAGCTAGGATATTGTTTTCTTTCATAATCTGTACAAAAAGCAATACCGCTTATTTTATTCTCTCCTTGCGGTTTAGTGACAATAGAACCATAACTATATGGTCTATTCCAGTCATCAGGACATTTTTTCCTTTGCCAACGCTTGCTTGTTTCTGGACCTGTCGTTCCGTCTAACAAATAGATATGTTGTGGCAAATATTGAATTGTTTCGATACTCTTTAAAGAACAACGTTGTACAATGTTCCAATTAGGTTTTTTAATTGTGAAATCTCTACCTGTGTTAGAATTCCAACAATATGCTTTGAAAATAGTCATTCTATTGCTAAGCCCTCCACTAAGTCTACGAGTTCTTTTTCTGTGCTTACTTCGTCCACTTTTTGTTGTTTAAGTTTCACATTTGCGTCAATATAAACGCCCTCAATCTCCATTAATTTTAATAATGCCGAACGGTCTGGAAGTTTGTTGACTTCTGTAACTGTTCGCCCTGTTTCCGTCTTACGACCGTTAGGGTTGTTTTTATATTGTATAACTGTCTTTGTTTCTTTTCCTCCAAAAGCTAGGGTTTTTAACGCTTCTAGCATTTTTTTATTTTCTTCTTCTGTCATAGCCATTAAATAAAATAGTCCTCACTTTCTTCACTTTCTAAGAACCACCACATCAAGTTAATTAAAGCGTCAGCCAAATCAATCTTATCTGTGTAGCCCTTTTTAATAATACGCATAAGCCCAAAATCGTTTATTTTTGTTTCTGCATTCATTAAATGTACAGCTAGTAACTTACTATCAAAATGTATTTTACCCTCCTCCATTAGCTTCTGTGTGGCTTCTAGGGTATTTGATAGCTTGAAACTGTTCTGCATTACTTTGTTATAGAATTCAATATCATAAGTCTGTTCAAATTTATCAATGAAATTCTTAGCATAGTTAGGGTCGTAATTCAACGCAATGGGAACACTACCATTCATAGCACTCATAAAGGCATCCCACGCTTCGTCAGACATGTTATTAATGCCCTCGTGTGTTATTGTTTCCCCTAAGTGTTTAAATTTGTCTTCTGCACTCTCTGGCATGATAGGGATAGCTTTAAAATAATAGTGTCCGTTTTCTCTGTACCCTATCACAGTACCCCAAACATCGCCACGTACTGAAAAGTCTGAACCAATAGCAACTAAACGACCCTCAAAGTCTAAAGGAGGTACTAAGCATTTGTCTACAATTTGTTTTGTAAAAATAGTAGTGCTGTCAGTCATTGACAAGTTGAAGCGTTTAGTGATAATTTTAGCCATTTTAACAGGGTTACCAATTGCACCGATGAAGTCCTTTTGAATGTCCTCAAGTGTTAAAGTGTAGCCTAAAGCTGGGTTTGCTTTGATGTACTTAGAACTGTCTTTTACTTCGTCATAATCGTCTAAAGCATAATAGAACACCCAATGGCTAAAGTCATCATCTTTTACCCATTCTTTCCAACTTTCTAGTTCATCATCATAAGCACCGCCACGAATAACGTTGTTTGTGGTTGAAATAAAAAGCGTACCCTTGTTTTTTCTTAACCCTTGTCTAATAGTGATAAGAGGGTTCTTTTTAAACGCACCAAACTCATCTATGATAACAAGTTGTTCACGTCCACCGTCTAGCGTATCCTCATTACTAGCATAGATAGAAATCTCTGTACCTTTGCTTTTTAGTATTGAATTATCTTTTACGATAATTTGCTCTTTGTTTAGTTTGAATTGATTTTTAAACTTATTAATGATAGTACCTTGACAGTTTCCCATAGCTCTAAAGTGCTTCATTAAGATTTTTTCAGCTTGGTCTTTTTTAGTAGCCATTAAAGCTATAACGCTATTAGGCTTAGGAAACAAAAAGAGTTCAATTAAGGCTATCATAACATCAAGAATAGATTTGGCATTTGAACGTCCTACAATAACAACAAATTCATCAATTTGGTAAGGAGTGCAATACATCAAAGTAAGCACAGCCTTGTGATATGGTATGATTTTAAAACGTTCGTTATTAGGCAAAGTCATAAACTCCTCAATGAAATTAAAGATTTTATCCGCCTTTTTGTAGTCTATTTCATGTTCAATTTTAGCCACTTTTTTCTTTAGTAGCTTAATCATTTCGCCATTATCTTTCTCTTGTCCTATCCAGTCTTGAATTAAACTCATTTTTACATCTCCTTATATCAAGCCCTCCGCTATAATTCTAGCATAGTCAATCAAATCTCCGCTTCGTTCCATTCCTTGGTGGCATTTATGGCAAAGAACTTCGGTAGGTACATTTATTACTTCTTTGTCAAAGTCGTTTACCTCTAGCATGTCATTTTGCCATTGTAGCGGTATAACGTGATGACAAATTAAATGCTCCGTACTCCAACACTTCTCACAATGTCCTACTCTGTTCTTTTCTTCACGTGCCTTTTTTATCCACCTAGGGTTATTGTATAGTCTACTTTTAGTATAAATCAACGTTTATTCAATTTAACCCCATTTCTTTCTAGTTTGTTATAAATTTCGTTCGCAATTCTACGACCGTCCGCACTAGATTGTACGTAAATTTTGATGTCTTGTTGCGAGTTGTCTTGTGTTCCAATGCTTGATGTTGCTGTTGTTCCTTTTGTTGCTCGTGCATAAGGTTGGACCGCATTCACAGCTTTGCTGATTGCTTCCCTACCACCTGCAAAAAATTGTAAGTCCAATGGTAGTTGTCCATTTCTTGAACCTAGAATTTTTTGACCTAGTGAAGTAGGTTCTTTAATTCCTAGAGGGTCAATATTACTTGTTAGCCAATGAAAATCACTAAAGATATCGCCCCATGTGCTGTTCTTTCTAAACCCTAACGCTTTACCAAGTAAACCTGTGTTGCCTCCAACGGAGCGTGAAAGGTTCAAAGCACTTTGAACAGCACTATAAGCTTTATTAGCCCAGTTATATAAATCTCTTAATGAACTAATAGCCGAACCAACTTTACCTAAGAAACTACCGATAGAAGTGAAGTTGATTTTATTGAAAAAGTTTTCAACTGCTCGTTTAGCGTCATTGACTGCGTTTTTCATTTCATCGTTTGAAACTTTTCCGTCATGGTTCTTGTCAATGATTTGTGTTAATGCCCCAACTGCTTTACCCGCCATTTGACCTAACTGGCTTCCGATAGTGTTTGCCATTGTTGTGGCGTTGTTTCCTAAGTTGCCCATGTCAATTCCTGTATCGCCTAGACCTTTACGGAAACCGTCCAATGAACTTGTATTGAAACCGTTGGTAATCATTTCGCGAATTTGTCCCCAAGTGCTAGGTCCTGAAGCAACCAACTCGTTACCTTTTTGTTGAAGCAACTCCAAAGCTCGGTTCATTACATCTGTACCGACTGCTCCGTTTTCCATAGCTTGTTTGAACTCTCCCATACCTATGTTAGTATGGTTAATTTCGTTATATGCTTGAATCAACATGTCACGGAACTGTGCACCCAAAGCTGACTGCATGATTTCATTGAAGTCTTGAGCGTGCAGAACGCCTGCCCCTAATGCTTGAGCCAAACCATGAGTAAATTGCTTCTGTGTGTCCATTGATAGCCCTAAGCTATCCCCAACAGCATTGATTGAATTGACAATTTTAAATGCTTGGTCGCCTGTTAGACTAGTATAACCTGAAATGGTAGCCCCTAACTCGTTCAAGTCATTACGTTGTGATTTTAGAAGTTCACTACCCGAATTAATGTATGAATTAAATTTTTTATAACCCTCTGCACCGTCTGACAAAGTAGCTGACAAGCTCTTTTGTGCCTGAATTTGACGGTCGTATGTATTCATTAAGTTATTAGCAAAACCACCAACAAAATCAGTAGCCTTTGAAATTCCACCAGTAACAAGTGACAAGCCTGCTGAAATACCACTTATAACGTTACCAACTTTTGAGAATGTTCCAAGTAGCGAACCGCCTGCTGACTTCATCTTGTCAACTGCACCTGATAAGCCTGAACCTTTGTCTGAACCAATCTTAGAAAGTTCTGTGCTTAGTCTAGTTGCTTGCGTTTGAGCTTTTACTAACTGACTTTCTAATGCCTGCACTTGTTTTTGTGTAGCACCTGACATCTTAGCGTTCGCAAGTGCTTTTGTTAAATTATCTACATTCTGTTTAGCAAGGTTTAAAGCTCTCTGTGTTTCTTTAATTCCCTTGTCTTTCATAGTAACAGAACCTGTTATTTGAGCGTTCTTGCTCGTTTCTTTAGCTAGACGACCAATATTATTAATTTCTCTTTGTGCTTCTCTAGCACTACTTAAAACGCCTTTAGTGTCAAGTTCTGCCTGAATTATATATTTTTCTTTAGCCATTACTTGTTATACTCCTTAATTTACGCTTAATCGTTTTAGTTTTGTCGTCCATTTCGTGAGTGGCTTTAATTAGCGTTTGTCCATAACGTTGGTGCAAGTGGCGGTCATGAAGCAAGACATTGAGCATTCTCCAACTTTCATCTTTAGCTTTAAAACCGTTTATAATACCAATGTTACCACTTTTAAGCGAACCGTATGACCTAGTAACTTGTTTAGTGATTTTTTTAGTATCAAACTTTGCACGATATCCTGAAAAGTCACCACCTAATGAACTTTTATAACTACGCTTGACTGTATTCTGATTAGAGTTAAAAGCGTCTACCATTTCTAACCAAGCGTTTTTCATCTGTTTCTCTGTGAACTTTTCCACCCCTATGAATTGTTCATAGGTTGCCATAATTTTACCTCCACATGTTCCGCTTTGTTTAAATCTTCTGCTGTTGTTTTCTTCTTCTCTTTAGGTGTCAACGTTGAAATTAGTTTTAGTGTCCACCCTAAAGGTCTATTACTGTATACTTCATAGGGAACTCTGAAAGCTGTCATAGCACTAACAATTGCAAGTGTTGTAATTCTTGCGTTTTCCCTTATTTCTTCTTTGCTAGTGCTATTGCTTTTTTTGTTTCGTCTACCAATTGTTCCATAAGTTCGGCAACTGTGACAGGCAACAAACCACCAATTAAAGCACCTAGAATTTCATCAAGTGTATATTGTGGTGCACAAGCCCAAAAGAACAATGCCAAACTGTGATAATCACGTTCGTTCAAATCTCCGAAATAAATGCCATTATCTTCCATACGTTCTAATGCTTTAAAATCAAATTTAAAATCTTCCTTCTTCATTTTTCTGTTCTCCTTATAAATTAAAATAAAAGAGTGGGAACTATTATTCCAAGCCCTCCACTCTTAAAATTACGCCTTGATGTCAGTAGCTGTGAGTGGTTTAAGTTCGTTGAACAACTTTTTAAAAGCCAAGGCGGGACCACTTGTTCCAGTTGCAAGGTCTTTATCAGATACTTTGAATTTTACAAACAAGCGTTTTTTATCCCCTAGTGTAAAATCTCCAGTTGTCACAGTTGCTGTGTGTTCGTACTCTTTACCAGTTGGACTTTCTTCGTCCGCTTCGGCTGTGTCACTTGGCGTTGTAGCCTGAACACTTGGATAGAATGTTGCTTTATACCCTGTTCCGTCATCGTCGCGATAACGTTCAGCATAAGCGAAACCGTAAGGCTTGTAATTTGCTACATCGTCAGCCAAGAACCCTGAAACATTTCCAAACCCTAAAGCGTGAGTCGCAAAAGCGTCAGGCAAGTCATAAGATTTAACCGTGATTTCTGTATTTTTAGCCCCTGCGATTGTACGATAAGGTGCGTTAAACCCTGCATAGAAGTTTGTGTTTTTTTGGTCGTTCTTTGTTTCAACACCACGCAAGCCTGCAATAGGGATACCTGTGGTTGACCCTGTAGGGTCTGTGAAAGCTACCCCATACCCTAGACCGTGGGTTAATTCATTTTTTGATGTATATGCCATTTATTTTTTCCCTCCTACTGTTTCATATACTTTGATAGCACCGTCCTTAAGGAAACCACCACAAACGGTAATAGTACCATATACTTGTACTTTATTATGACGAACGTCTTTAGTCACATTAAACTCTGGTACTAAGTCCCCTGCTAGAATGCCCTTGTAAGGGTTAATAAGCACCTTGTCAAAAGTGTTATCCCCTCCGTCATTATAGTGCTTAAAGCTCAAAGTTTCAATTTTAGTTACTCCATTAACAACTGGCGTGAAATCATTTTCTTTTACAAAAAGAACATCGTCGCCTGACTGTGAAAACTTATCTGCACTTGCTTTCTGTTTAACAGCCCCAACAATTGAACTTGAAGCAATTGAGCTATGAACTCCGCCCCAAATTAAATGGCTTTCGATTGTTTGATACAAAGTATATAGTACTGTATTCAATGCACTTTGTACACCGTCAGCAGTTAAATTACCTGAATCAGAAAGATTAATACCAAAACCAAAACCACGAGGTGTGAGAATTTTATAAGTTTCTTCATTTACGCTTAACACGCTATCTGTTTTCCCTTGCTCTTTAGCTTCAGGAAAACCTGTTAGATTGACCGACTGCAACAAATCAGCCCCAACTTTAGGGATACGTGACAAGAGAGGGAACTTATCGCCAATATCCCCCCCATTTATCACATTCTTGATTTGTTGAGCATAACGGTCTGTAATATTAAATTCAACCATTATTTACCCCTTTCTTATTTAGACACCTAAACTACCCTTTTTTTTTAGGTATGCTGAACGGTTTTTACCACGAATAGAACCACCAACAAGAGTTTCAGAAAGCCATTGTTCAACGTTATAACGCAGGTCAAAGTCATTGTAGTTTTCTACATTCAAATCTCCGATAAGAACGTACTCGTCGTGATTGTATACAGCTACCTCGTCTTTAGGCATCCAGACACGAGTTTCAAGATTAACAGCACCGAATGATTGAGCGATTTGAGCTTTTGTCGCAAGTTCATTGAATCGTGAGTGACCGTCTGTTCCTTTAGCTTTTCGCAACTCTGCAAAAGTTTGTGGACTCATAACGATTGTGATTGCGTCAGAAATTGAGCATTCAGCAACTGCGTCAGTAATACCCTCAAACAAGTCTGTATACTCAATTTGTTTTGTCCAACCGTCTGTGGCAGTTTTCAAACCATAGAAACCATTAGAACCGTCAGCAGAACCAAGAATCATATTGTATTCCACTTTTTGGATAACACGATTAACCATTTCAGACATTACATATTCAGATAATGCACCTGAATCATTTACACCTCGAACAGTTGCTTTGTCCATTTGTAGGTATGCTTCTGCCATTTGTGGACGTAGTGAACGTTTTGTGGCTGTTTGAGCTTTGTTTTTGTCTGTACCTGCTTTGAAAGTACCAGAGATAAATGTATCATCTACACCGTCCTCTGCAAGTGTCAAACCTTGGAAGCGTGCTTTCATAGCACCGTCATAGATACCTGACTTACGTGCATATTTAGATGTGATAGACCCAAGAGAGTTAACAACGTTCAAATCTGCACCATTAGCGAACTCACGCAAGAAACCTTGTTCAGGCATTTCAGCCATTTTGCTACCTAATTCACGCATGAATTTACGTTCAACGTCTTGAGGTTTTTCGCTAGGAATAGACGCTTCACGTTCTTTTTTAAGTTCTTCGCGTTCTTTGTTAAGCTCCGTAACTTTAGCTTCAAGTTCACGAACTTTTACACCTGCTTCGATTGCTTGTTTCATGATTTCTTGTGTTTCGTTTGCACTCATTTGTTCTTGTTCTCCTTTTTCTTCTTCTCGTACTTTTGTCACTTTAGCACCTTTATTACTTGGTAACGGAGTTAGTGACACCTCTGTAATATTAACATCTTTGTAGTATCCTACTCCGTCAATTTCACGAGCTTTCATACCGTTAGCATTAAAGCCAACTGATAAGCCTGTTTCTTCGATTTTTTCGGCTGTGTATTGTTCTTCGTCAACGTAACCTGTTAGAATTACATTGTCCCCCTCAAGATGTACGAACCCTGAACCGATTTTTTCTCTATGACGGTTTAGGATATCTACTCCGTCGCCTGCGTTGGCAATGGACTCAATAACAGTACCGTGTGAGTCAATCGTTCCCAAGGGGTTCGCTATCCCTCGAACTGCTTTTACTTTCAATAGTTCCTCCTTTTGCTGTTGTTGATATATAAGCTACAAAATTTTCTTGATTGAAAACAATGTTCTTATCGTGTTGTTTTAATAGCGGTAACACTTTTTGAATTGCGAAAGCAATGATAGTAACTTCATTACTTTGTCCATAAAGCAATTCTCTTGGCATTCCGTACTCACTCAAAGCAATTTCAATTGCAAGGTTTGCGTCATTTTGCAGTGACCCACTGTAATCTGGTTGAATCTGTTTGATATCATCATCAGAGCCAATAACAGATACACCATTGAATTCTCTGGCAAGTTGTTGTTGTTGTGTCAGACGTTCTCTTATTCTGTCCCAAACTTCTTTTAAACCACTAGAAACTTTGGTTTTCCAATAGATTTTAATTTGAGCCTGTGAATCAAGACGTCTACCAATACCATTACTAGCCATTCCAAACATTACGCCAAACCGTTGTGGACTAGCACCATAGAAAGGGTTTAATAGCATTTCATAGTCGCTTGTTCTAATAGTGACCTGTCTGCGATTGGGTTCTCTAACTAAAATGTTAAACTGGTCTGCGTTCACTCTTTGAGCGTAATACTTGAAACCACCATACCAAACACGATAGACTTCTTGACCTTGTAACGCCCAATAAAATAAGTCCTCAAGTTTTGACGCTTCAGAATAATCAACATTATCAAAATAGGAAACTAAGCCCAATAACTTACCTAGTAACAAATCAGTTGTAGGGTCTTGGACCGTGAAAGTTGAAAAGCTCACATCTTCAGCTCTGCGTGATAGATTAAATAAGCTCATTCACTCCTCCTATTTTACTTCTCCTGAATCCATGTCAATCTTGCGTCCGAACTCTTTTTCAATTTCTGCAATAAACATTGTATCAACTGGCAAGTTAAGTTTAGCCCATTTGTTTTGATAGTTTTCCAACATACGCATTGTACGAATATGGCGAACACTTACACCATCCGAAACATACCAATGTTTAACTTTACCGCTTCCGTCTAGTCCTTGAATAAGGTACATTTTAATCATTCCTCCTGTTTGATTATTTTGGTTTGAAGTTCCAGTAACTAGTTTATTAAATAAGTCAAGTTCTGCCTGTCTGCGTCTTACTAAACCTTGTAGCACTTGACCGCCTGCATTACGATACTTTGGTATCATTCCTGCACAGTAAGCATGTGAGAACTCTGCCCAACCGTCAGCAACGAAAACATTACCGCAATTATAAGCCAATGAAACTAAAGCGTCAAACTCATTTTGATTTGCTTTGCCTTTTACGTAAGCGTCAACCATAGGAGCATACTTATTATTGATGTCAATTTCTAGCTGACTATCTGCTTGTGCTTGTGTCCAAGTTGTACCTGCTGTGACTCCATAGTGACCCCAACCGATAGTGTACATTTGTTCCCACGGTACTGGTTTATAAGCAGTCAATCGGCAACCCTCGAACTCTTTAATCAAGTTCAAACCGTTTTGAGATACTTTGATATTACCACCTCCATTTTTGATTATTGTTTTTTATAAGGGAACAATTAACCCAAGTGTTCGCAATATGTTAAGATGTTATAAGCGTCTGCCATGTTGTCATCTTTGCAATCAAGCGGAACAAGTCCAGTTTGTTTTAAAAGCTCAAGACTTTCTTCTTTTCGTTGTTCTCGTTTGCCTGAAATTAAATGATAGCTACACCATTTAGAGTTATCAATAAAAGTATAGCCATTTACTAGACCGTCAATAGCACCGATAAAATAACCGTTACAATTAGCCAATGTAATGCTGTGCTTTCTATTTCTACCCATGATAGGCGTTTCAATGGCTAGATGATAATCTTTTAAGTCAAACTCTTCAATGATATCTTTAATTGCGTTTACAATGTCAAAGGTACGTTCCCAAGCGTTCTTTTTAGGGTTATATGCTTTAATAGAACCGACATATAATTGACCGCCTTTTCTAAAAGCGTACCCAGTTCCCTCGTCTTTCTTACTAGCTGTACTAAAATCAATAGCTAAAATTTTCTTCATTTCTATCCTCTTAAATAGGGAGGCTATAAGAAGTCACGACTGCGTAAACATCTTCATTAGATTTGTCAACGTTGACACCGTAGTCAGTTTTAGAAATAAACTCTAACACTTGTTTTAGTTCTACTTCATCATTAACAAAATAGATGTTTTTTTCTGCCATGCTTTTACCTCCCTCATTGATTATGGTATTATTATAGCATACCCATTTTTAGTTATAACTTTTATTATACCAACAAAAGATTTAGATAGTTTACAATTTAATTAAATAATTTGTAACCAAAAAATAATATATTCCTGACTATTCCCACGGTTGAGCCATTCTTCTATTTTTGACCCTAATTTTTTTACTTGATTTTGAAAAATCGTATGCTATAATAAATATATAAAAAATTGAATACGTCTAAGGCTTGTCTGATGTCTTAGAAATTGAGTATATGAAAACCGTACTGAATAAGGCGCAAGTAATGAATTAGGCAAAGCGGTAGCCCTGTGTGATGTCACTGAAAGCAAGTTTCAAACGCTCCCCCAACATAGGCAAAGTTAAATAAGAAGTTACCGCTTGGGTGTTCATCATAGCCGAATTGATGTGAGGATTGATTGAGTTACTAGCGCTGACATATTGATTAATTCAAGAGGGGGGATAAAAACTGCGTTTGCGTGGGTAGTTATACCATTTAGCAAAGTAACTAAAAAGAAATATTTGATAGCTTGAATTGTAATATAATTTCGGCTATAATTAAAGCATAGATAAAAAGAAAGAGGAATAAAATATGTTTATCGTTTATTGGATAATGTCAGCGATGTTTGGAATCATGGCGAGTGTAGACAGTTCACTCTATGGAGTTTGGTTCTTATGTTGTTTAGGTTGCTTTATCTTAGGTTTGGTAAATCTATTAAAAGGAGGATACTAATTGACAATTTTAGCAACTTTTGTTACTATAATTTTATCGGTTATTTTTATAGTTGACTTTTTACTTATAGCCGTTCTTATTATTACACTATGGAGGTTTTTCAAATGACAATTAAAGACGACATCAAAGCAATTAACAAAGATATCAAGAAAGCAAAAGACTGGGAACAAATGGTTCAACGTACTAAATATTGGTTAGTTAGATTAAAAAACATTTATCCTGACTATGATTTTAAAACTTATTTTAGACCAACACGAGAAAAAAATATCATTTTTATTGACTATAAAGCAAAAGAGGTTTATTAAAATGAAAAACTTGTTTGAACGTGTTATAACAGCTAAGGAACTACAAGAAAAAGAGGACTTTAAAGGTGGTAATGAATGGCTGATAGAACACTTAATACCACGAGGACAGGCGGGTCTAACAATTGCACCGCAGAAGTCTTTTAAAAGTTCCACCACGTTACAAATGGCTTTAAGCGTAGCTAAAGGTGTACCCTTTGGCTATTTTAAAACTAAACAAGCAAACGTGCTTATAATTGACAATGAGGATACTGACTTCGTGCTACATCAACGTTTAAAGGCTTATAGTGATGTTCCTGATAACTTGCATTTCATTACAGGGGGAATTTTTAAGCTAGACAACTTGGACCACATGAATGGACTTTATAAGTTCATCAAAGAGAATAATATCAAGTTTGTTATCTTGGACAACTTAAAAGACATGTTGACAGACCGCAATACACTCAATGACATGTCAAGTATGAATGACGTTCTGAACAATATAACACGATTGAAATTGCTACTGAATGATGTAACATTTTTATTGATTGCACATGCTAGAAAAGACACAAATAATCAATCGCTAGAGGAAAAGAGTTTCAGAGTTAGAAGTACACATGCCTTAGGTAGTTCGGCAATCGGTGCTTGGTTTGAGTTCTGTTTATGCTTAAGCCCTAAAATGGGAAAAAATAGCAAGTATTCAATTTTGACCGTTGAAGCACGTAACTATGCTTATGACAAAGAAGTTTGTCTTGGTTATGTAGGGGAGCAATTTCAAATTATAGACCCCACAGGGAACAAACCTAAAGAGATATTAGAAGAAGAACAAAAAGAGGGGGAAGAATACGAGGAAACCAAAAACGACGCTGAAAGTCTTTTAACAGCATTGCAACAAAATGGAAAACTAAAAGAAATTAACGATTAATCGCTTTGTCTTTGACATTGCGGTTTTTCTTTTGTATAATTAAATCATCAAGTTAAGAGAGGTTATCAAATGGATAAACTAGAAAGAGAAAATAAACAGCGTTGGGCTAGAAATCGTTTTGACTTCATGGTTCGTGACGCTGAAAGAATTAAACGCTATCTAGATTGTGGCGAAATTAAAAAAGCAGAGCAAAGTAGTAGATTTTTCAAGCGAAATATGTTAGAATTAAATAAACTAGAAAAGGAACTAAACAAATGAAAATTGCACTTGAAACACTTAACAAAATAGTTGTAAGACTTCAACAAAAAGAACCAGTAACAGATGTAGAAAAAGATATGCTTCTAGGGCTATTAAATAGCGTTTATAGCTATTATAAACAAATCGAAGATATTTCTATGCTAGATGTCTTAATCGTTCTATATGAGCGTTTAACAGGCGTTAAGGCAGATAAAAAAGAAGAAGTAACACGCTTTATTGAAAAGTTTAGTGCAAAAGGTCTTGTTAAGTTATTAGAAAGATTAGAAGAAAAAGGAAAACGTCAAAAAGAAAGTAAAGTTAGTGATACGTTTATCAACGAAACAAGAATGTACTACAAAGTGGTAGCAAACAAAATCAAAGAAAGAGGTATCAAATAATGGCAATTGAAAAAGTGGTTTATTACTACGACGACGGAACGACAAGAGAATATCCGCCACGATTGACGGACCTAGAACAGTTAGAAGAATTCAAAAAGTCAAAAACTGACATAAAAGAATTATATGAGTTCATGCAAGAACATCTAAGCAAGTTTGAGGCTAAATTGTCCTTATGCTTCAAATATATGGTTGACAACCTAGGCATGGAAGAACAACAAGCAAACAACACTTTAGAATTTTGGTGTGATGAATGGGCATTACAAAACGTTCATTTTATCTTAGAGGGTGGGGAATGCCAAATGTGTGGTAAACAATGCAATGCTAAAAAAGTGTTCTGTTCAGAAGAATGTTACAAAGATTATATTGAAATGAAATATAACTGTAATTGACATAGTTGAAAAAGTTCGGTATAATTAAGTCATCAAGTTAAGAGAGGAAACGAAAATGATTAAAGTGAAATACATATTAGATGACGGTTTAAAAGATTGGCTTTATGAAATGAAAGACTTACGAAGTGCAGTAGAATGTATAAAAGAGGATATGGAAACATACCCAAGAATTGCAATGGTAATTGTGTTTGATGAAGAAAATAGAAAGATTTTTGAGGTTAAATAAATGGCACAAGAATATTACGCAAATAAGTACGGTATTCAATTAGAAGAGTTTTTAATTTGGGGAAGTGAATGGGACTTAAAATTTTGGCAATATAACTTCACAACTGGACAAGGCTTTGCTTTAACAAACGCTTTAAAATATTCTGTAAGGGCAGGAAAGAAGCCAAATGAACCGTATGAGAAAGACATGGGCAAATATAACGATTATATTAATATGGCTGTTCTAATGGGCTTTGAACGTTCTGAAGCAGAAGATTGGGTAGCACTTCAAAAATCAATCTTTGAGGAGTTCAAAGGTAGAAAAGCAGAACTTGAAGAACTTAGAAAGAGAGAGGAAGCGAAACGTGTATAAATATTGTGCTTTAAATCGTCAGAAGTTCTTATGGTTTAAAACTTTTGAGGATATGGCAAAACACTTCGGTGTTACAGAAAGTTATTTAAAATTATGGCTGAATAAAAACAACCCTTTAAATGGTTGGTTTATTAAAGAGTTAAATTATGATTCTGAACTGGAACGACTTCAATAAATGGCGTGAAACTAGTTTACAATATCATAAAATGATAAGCGAACATAACTATACTAATGCACTAACGTTCTTTGAGTACGTAAGACAGTATTTCAATGCAAAAGGTTTTCCACCTACTGAAAAGAAAACAAAGACAGGTAGGAAAGGAAAATACACGCAAAAAGATAGCAAAGAACAATTAAAACAAATACATGAATACATTGGAGGTATAAAATAATGGCTTTAACAATTAAACAACTAATTGAAAAACTTGAAAAAGTAGAAAACAAATTTGGCGACGTATACATTGAATTTCCGGGCGAATTTTTGAGCGTTGACACTGTATTGCTAGACAATGAGGGCGATATCACTTTAATTAGTAAAGTAGGTTCACATCATTGCGATTGCCAAAAATGTAAAACAAATGAAACAGAACTTTAATAGCTTAGTAATTGACAAAAGAAAGCAAACACGGTATAATTAGTTATACAGTTAAGGAGGAATAAAAAATGTTGACTTTACTTTTAACAATTTTATTTATTTGGCTTGTATTTAAAGCCGTTGAAAATGTAGCTGAAGAACTTGGAAGATACATCAGAGGGTTCTTCAAATGGCTATGGAAAATGTACAAAAAACATGTAAATAAAGGAGTGAGCCTATAATGGAAATATGGAGGGTAGTTTCATCGAATGATAACTATCTAGTATCAAACTTAGGTAAAATAAGACACAAGAAAAAGAAAAAAGCATTAGTTCCTGTGTATGACAAAGATGGTTATCAAACTGTTAAGTTATACAGAAACGGAAAATACAAAACTGTTAAAGTACATAGAATTGTGGCTTTTGAATTTTGTAAAGGTTATGACGAAACGAAAGAAGTGGACCACATTAACAGAATAAGAAATGATAACAGGGCGATTAACCTACAATGGTTGACGCATGCACAAAATAACGCAAGAAAGGCAGAATATGGAAAGTAAAGTTTTACAGATGATTAATGAAATTAAAGTGCCAAAAAGCCAATACAACAGCTTTGGTAAATATAATTTTAGAAACAACGAAGATATTCAGACAGCTTTAAAGCCTATGCTTATGAAGTATGGACTAGTTGAAAGGGCTAGTACCGAAATGATTTCACTTAATAACGAACTAGCCCTACATGTTCATATTGATATTTTTGACCCTGATAACCCTAATGACATTACAAGCGGTGACGGTTTTGCAGTTATTGACGTAAATAAAAAAGGTCAGGACAAAGCACAAGCGACTGGAGCTAGTCAATCATACGCTTCAAAATATGCCTATGGTCAAGCGTTGAAGTTAGACGATACAAAAGACGCGGACGCAACAAACAAAGGTCAAAATAATGCACAACGTCCTAAAGCAGTACCTAAAGCAAGTTATCTGTACAATTTGAGTGACTTGAAAAAAATGGTAGCAAATAAAGAAATGTCAAGTGACCGTGCCAATGAACTTTGCAAACAAGGAAAAGTAAACATGAATGCTTAATTATTGACAAAAGAAAATAAATACGTTATAATTAAACTATCAAATAAAGAGAGAGAAACAAAAAAATGAAAATTATTGAAACTTTGAAAGTAAACGAAATTAACACAAAAGAAATTGAAACAGCAAAAGGAACTAAAAAAGTTCTATCATTTAAAGCATATCCATTTGAGCATTATATCGGAAGTATTTGGTTACCTGATAGCGTAAACTATGGCGACATCGTAACTGTGTACATCGACCAAATTAAAATTGAAACCAGAAGTGGCAAAACTTATTATAACGCTTCATACGCTAAAGTAACACCTGAATTTAACCTTAATCGTGACAATAGCGGTAACGTATATGATGACCCACATGGTGGAATGGCTCCGAATACTGAAAACTTATTTGGTGGTGTTTCTCCTGCTGATATCCCTGATGACCAATTGCCATTCTAAAGGAGTTCAGCCATGGGATATGACTATGAAATGATTTTAGATGAAGTAGACAAATTAAGTCTACAAGGACGAGTAGAGGAAGCAAAGGAACTTGTGAGAGAACTTGTTCCCCCTCTGTTCGCTGTTGATTTTACTAACTTAATGGAATTAATTGAAAGGAACACATACAAATTATGAAAATCAGTAAAGAAAAACTCACTTTTTTAAAAAATGCACATATCATTACTTTGGAACTTATTCATGATATGCTAGAGGTAAAACAACACATCAATAATTATCAACGTAACACAAACAAAAAATACGGTCTAAACATCGAAAAAGATGAAGTAATTAACCGTGAAATTGCTGACATGATTATTATTAACACGCTAGGAAAGTTAAACATGCTAGCTGAACAATCTTACTTCTTGCGTTTGGTACGTAATACTGAAGCAAATAGCCCTAAGGTTCGTAAGGCTGAAAAGTTTGCCGAAAAAGCCAATTTAGCTGATAAAATTGTTGAAAGTCTTGATTTTATCTTTTATAACGGTACAATTTGTTTTGATGAAGAAGGAAGCAAATAGCCCTAAGGTTCGTAAGGCTGAAAAGTTTGCCGAAAAAGCCAATTTAGCTGATAAAATTGTTGAAAGTCTTGATTTTATCTTTTATAACGGTACAATTTGTTTTGATGAAGAAGAACTGTTCCACTTTATCAAAAATCAAAATGTACAAAATCTTGAATATTTCAGTAGCAAAGGACGAAAAGACTGGTTCTCTAATCGTGTTAAATGGTTGTTAGATACTTACAAAGGGGAATAAAATGATTAACTTACAAAATAAAAAATTAGACATCAAAGAGTTCTTACAAGAGTTAGGTTTTACCGTTAGTTTGGACTACGAAAGAGAACCTATGGGCGTTATGTTTGCTGAAATACACCCTATTGTTAGTCAAGTAAGCAACAATTCAGCCATTTATCAGTCGTTTAGAACGCTTGAAGTAGAACTAATGGTAATTTGTACCGAAGAAACAGAAAACAGCTTATACAGGGCTGTACAACTCTTGAGCGACGAGCATTATATCTATGCCAATACAATCACAGACAACACTAACATTATAAAATTAAGAGGTAACTATTATGATTAATGACAATACATTGAATTTTATCCGTTTCTCTAGCGGTTTTAATAACTTGAAAAAAGAAGAACTCGAAGCATTTGCTGAAAATGAAATCTTTGAACTTAATGAATATAACGCAAGTGAGGGAACACAAGGAAAATACTTCTATACATTAGATGATATTAACACAAATGGAACACTTAAAAGCTATATTATTGAATGTTTAAAACTTTCGTTGCAAACGCGTTGGGGAAACAATTTAGAGTACCACATCGACCGCAAAACAAAATACTTAAACAAATTAACTGGAATGCAAGCGTAAGAAAGAAAGAGGAACAAAAAAATGAAATTAAAAAATCAAATCGAACTACTTAACGACACTTTGAAATTACACGATGAAAAAGTAGATGAACATTTTCCAACAGATGAAAGCCAAGTTCCTGCTTATGCTAAAGCTCAATATATGGACTTGTTTAGTATGCTTCAAGAAGTTGCTAAAGCGTACGAGTTCACAGCAAAATTTCATAAAGCCTCAAGAAAAGCTCTTGAAATTCTAATTACAAACTTGAATGAACACTCTGAAATGGTTAATGAAATCATGGACGAAACAAACTATAAAACTTGGACCAAGCAAGACGATGAACATTATACTGGTGTTTTCTACTACGATTTGCATAAAACGGTAGAAGAAACACTTGAAGAAATGAAAGAGGTGTAAAAAATGGAATTACAAAGACGAGAAAAACAAATATTAATGCTTTACGCTTTTGCAAGTGGTATGTCATCAAAATCTGAACGAATTGAAGGACGTAAAGCAATCAACGAAGATTTGAGCGATTTACTAGAGGAGGGTAAACTAAGCGAAGAAGAATATGACGAAATGCTCAAAAAATTAGATGAAATTGACGAAGATATGAAAGAGGTGTAAATGGTTTATATTATTTATATTGTATCATTCATCTTGTACAGTTGGTTCTTATTCAAAACAGGAAAGAAACACGCTGAAAACAAAGATAGAATAAAATTAGTCATAACTGGAAAACCTGAACAGATTAAAAAAGCACTTGAAAGCATTAACGAACAAAATTTATTTAAATAGAAAGTGAGGTCATAACTCTTCAATTACATGCCACTTTAACGAGTGGTTTTTTGTTTGGTTGTTGATTAGATACCCCTTGCTATATAATACCCCTGTAAGCTCATAGTTTGGCTTGTATTGCATTTTAAATAATTTCTAGGATAATGACAAGGAACAGACCTAAACACGCAAAATAGAACGATTTAAGAAGAATTACTGCATATTTTTTTCAAAACGAAAAATGGAAAAACAG